AATGCGGGAGTGTAGACTATGAGCAAGAACTTGACGAAGTCGGAGGGTACACGGTCTCGTGTTCGAAGTGTCCCGACACCAAAGATCACCATTGAGGAAAAGCTCGAATAGATCAAACTCCTTGAAGCGAAACTAAAGCTTCAAGACGAGCTTCCGCATCTTCATGGTCAAAAGCTTTACTCTTGGCAGCGTAAGCACATCGAGTCCCAGGAAAAGACGGCACTCATTTGTGCAGCTAACCAGATCGGTAAGGCTCTCGCAGATCACGAACTGGTGTGGACTTCTTAGGGGAAAAAACCCATTTCCGAGATCAAACCTGGCGACATGGTTTGGGGAATGGATGGAAAGTTAAGAGAAGTCTTAGACGTCCCGTTTAAGGGAAAGGCTTATTGCTATCGTGTGACGTTTGATGATGGTCAATCGATCGTGGCGAGTGATGAGCATCTATGGATTGCGATGACTTCACAGAGTCGCTTCCGAAAGAAAACAAAGTCTGGCCACAAGCGTAAGCATTACCGAGAGTGGTCGGTCCTCACCACTGAAGAGATCATGATTCAGGGGAAGTATTCTCCTGAGACAAAGCATCCGTACTATAGGGCGGCCACGCCTGTGGCTAGGCCGCTAGAGACTGAAGATACTGGATTGTTTGATCCATACTTGGTGGGGCTTCTTTTGGGTGATGGCAGCATGACAAGACGCCGCACCAGGATCGCATCGGCGGATAAAGAGATTCTCGATTACGTTCCTAGCAAGTACAAAATAAACAACGATGGCCGCTACTCTTACACCATCTCTGGTCTCAACGAGGACACGCTCCTCGCTGGGATCAGAAACAAAATCTCTTACGAGAAATTCATTCCAGAGAAATATCTAAACGGCGGAACCGCTGAGCGCCTAGCCCTTCTTCAAGGGCTAATGGACACAGATGGCTCTGTGTGTACTCGTGGCGCGGTGTTTGTGACGACTTCTCCCATGCTAAGAGACGGAGTGAGGCACTTGGTTGCGTCTTTAGGCGGTTACTCCACTGTAAGTGAGCGCATGGGCTCCTACAAAATCGATGGAGTGAAGAAAGAAACCCGCCAAGCTTACAAAGTAAATTTCTGGATGCTTGATAATCCGTTTCGACTCACGAGAAAGCGCGAAAAATACAAGACCGGTAAGCGGACATTTCAAAAAACCATCAAGCGAATTGAGCCGGTTGGTGTGGTCCCAGCGACTTGTATCCAGGTGGACCACGAAGATGGGTCTTTTCTGTGTGGCGAGTATGGAATCGTCACGCATAACTCCACTTGCAACATCAAAAAGTGGATTAAGTGGGCGACCGAACCAGAGATGTGGCCAGAGTTGTGGCCGAATCGTCGTCCGCGCCAGTTCTGGGCCCTTATGCCTACACGGGACATCATCAGCACAGAGTATTTAACGAAGTGGAAAACAGAGTTTCTCCCTCGTGGAGAGATGAAGAATCATCCGAAGTACGGCTGGCGCGAAGAAATGCACAATAAGCATTTGAAAGCGATCCACTTCAACACTGAGATCACGCTTTACACGCATACTTACGAACAAGACGTCCACCATCTCCAGGCTGGTACGGTTGACGCGCACTTTGTTGACGAAGAACCGCCTTGGGAACTCATGCCTGAGCTTTTGATGCGACTTGCGGCAACGAATGGATATTTTAATGCGGTCATGACCCCGACAAGGGGTCAGGACCAGTGGCATAGGGTGTTTGAGGTTAAGGGTGACGGTGAGATTTTCACTGATGCTCTGAAACAGACCGTTTCTCTCTATGATTGTTTGAAATATGAGGACGGCACTGACTCGATGTGGACGCATGAGCGAATCACAAAGATCATCAATAGCCTTGGAACAAAAGAAGAAGTGGATTTGAGGGTTTTTGGTCGGTTTGTTAAGCGAGTCGGCTTAAAGCTTTCAAGTTTTGACCGAGAAAAGAACTTAGTTGATCCAGAATCCACACCACACGATTGGTTGTGGTTCTCTGGTGTGGATATCGGTGGAGGAGGAAGCTCTCATCCTCCAGCTATTGCGTTTGTCGCGGTCAGTCCTGATATGAAGAAGGGCCGAGTGAAGGCCCTTTGGCGCGGCTCTAAGGAGCAGGATTATAATTCGACCGATGTGCTTCAAAGATACTTAGAAATGCGGGATGGTCGAACGATCATCGGGGAATATTACGATCACGCGGCAAAAGACTTCGTTACCACGGCACTTCGTCAAGGCGTGAGCTTTCAGCCTGCCGAAAAGAGTCATGACATTGGATTCCCGCTTCTAAACTCTCTTTTTAAGAACGAGATGCTACAAATCGAGAGAAACGGGGACTTTGAGGGCTTTTGCCAAGAGGCGAATACACTTCGGCACGAGTCACAAAAGCGCCACTCGGAAGATGACCTCATCGATGCGGTGAGATACGCGGTTACGAAGATCCCTTGGAACTTTGAGGGAGTCGTCACCGATAGAATCATCCAGCCCGAGCCGCCGAGGATTATTTCGAATGAAGAAATGCGAATGAACGGATATAAAAACCAAGAAACAACGGACCCAGAGACGCTTGAGGCACTGGTGGGGTTCTGGAATTCTCAATCAGAAATAGGGGACGAATATGGCTGGTGAGTTATCGGCAAAAGACGTTTTAGAGATCATTCAGGCTTGCAAAGACGGCGGAGTAAGGAGTTTCAATTATGGAGATCTCAAAATTGAGCTAGAATCAAAATCGGAAACGGTTTTAGATGAGGTTTCCACGCCAGCCGCTGACGCTGGTGAGGAGACTCCTCAGGACCCTGATCTTGAAAACGAATTACTCGCTATCGAAAACCCTGCCCAGTGGGAAGCAAAAGCAATGGAGAATAACTAATGAAAAAGCTAGATGCGGCGAAGCTTAACGAGATGTACGAAAAGTCTGACTCGTGTGACAAGGATCTCTTTGCAGAGATGCGGTCGAATGTGCGTCTTATCAGTGGGAATCACTACTCACGAACAGCATCGAAGCTCTTTCACAGGATGAGAGACGTATAGACTTCTGAAGCGCAAAAGATCCGACTGGTTCGGAACCATACGCAGCTAATCACGAAGCGTTATCATTCAAACATTCTCCGCATGGCTCCAGGGGTTAAAGTCATTCCCCATAACGAGACGGAGCTCCAGGATCAGAAAGCCGCAGAGCTTGCGAGCGCTGTTTGGATGCACGGGAAAGCAAAATACAATTTAAAAGAAAAGATCGCCGACCACGCAGAAGATTACGTGGATCTCGGAGAAACCTTTTGTCTTATCCAGTGGGATAAATCAAAGGGTGATCTTATTGGCTATAGCCAAGCGGTGGAAAAAGAAACTGGCTCTCCTATTTACGTCGACGAAGCTGGTGCGGATACGATTTACGCAGAGACTGTCGATCCAATCACGGGCCAGGTGATTTCACACCAGCCAAAAGCCGACATGGATAGCCCTGTTTTCTCTGGTGACTTTGTTTTTAAGAACATTCTTCCGTTTAACGTACTCCGCTGTCCGAAGGCCGAGACGATGAGCGAAAGTCCTTATCTCATCGTTCGAAGCATGATGAGTACGAACGATTTAAAAGAAATGTACGAGAGCGATCCAGAGAAGCTTGGCTTTATCGAGGAGAGTTCTCAGACGACGTTTAAAGTGTTCGATGGAGCTAAGGGCGAGTACGTCGACGGTAAAGACCAGACGATGGTGAGAGAGTTTTTCTTCCGTCCATGTATGCAGTACCCGAAGGGATACTACTACATGACGACATCGACTGGGATATTGGAAGAGTCCGAGCTTCCTTTTGGTGTGTGGCCGATCGCCTGGTGTGGATTCCAAAAGATTCAGACCACACCACGTGCGTGTTCGATCATTCGGCACCTTCGGCCTTATCAGGCCGAGGTGAATCGCGCGGCAAGTTCTCAGGCGCAGCAGCAGCTTGAGTCGGGATTTGATAAGGTCTTTGTTCAAGGCGGGACGAAGGTCACAAAGGGAATTGATCTTCCTGGCACAAGGTTCTTCAACATCAGTGGAGCCACGCCACAAGTTGTTCCTGGCCGCAGTGGTGAGCAGTTTATGGCTTACCTCCAGATGACGATCGAAGAGATGTACCGTGTTGCAGACCTTGAACAAGACGACGCAGAGATCAATGGCCAGCTTGACCCGAATGTTCTCTTATTCCGCAGTATGCGTCAGCGAAAGAAAGTGGCGATCTATGCGGAGCGATTTGAATCGTTCGTAAAAGATATTTGCCGCATTTATTTAAAGCTTGCTCAGCATTACTTGGACGAAAGCGCTCTTATTCGAGCGGTCGGTCGTCGTGAAGCGATCAACATCGCAGAGTTTAAGAACATCACTGATCAAGACTTTGCGATCACACTTGAGGCTGTGCAAGACGATGCAGATACCATCCTGGCGCGGTCTCTTCAGTCTCAACAAATCCTTCAGTACGTTGGTAAAGACATCCCGCCAGAGGTGCGTGGGCAGATCATTGCGAATATGCCTTTTGCTAACAACGATGGGGCTTTTGGTGATCTCACGATTGATTATCGATCGGCTCAGTCCGACATTCTTGCCTTAGACCGCGGGGAATATCGTCCGGTTCGTATCTATGAAAATCACAAGTACATGATTAAGCAGTTAACGAACCGAATGAAGCAGCGGGACTTTGATCTATTAAGTCCTCAGATAAAGCAGATGTACGAGCAAAAGATCATGGAGCACTCAAAAGCTGAAGCTGAAGAGCTATCAAAGATGAAGGCTCTTCAGAGCGAGTTCATTCCCTCAGGCGGAGCTCTGGCGAAAGCAGACCTCTACATTGCCAAGGAAAACGGAAAGACAGAGCGTGCGACTTTCCCAACAGAGGCACTCATGTGGCTCAAAGAGCGACTCGACGCTCAAGGTTCAACACAAGAACAGATGGAGGGAATCCCTCCAGATGCAATCGGACAGATACAAGAACAAATGGGAGGCATGATGCCTCCTGGAGAACAGGCACCGCAAATGCCAGAAGGATACTAAGTCATGGAAGAAGTCGTAAGTCAGAGTACACCGGAAGTTTCCGCACCAGTTGTTGAGGCACCAAAGGAGGCGACTCCAACGCAAAGTGAATCACCAACGATAGTTGGTGGAGCTCCGCAAGAGGCTCCGCAGTATCAGCCGAACTTTAAGTTCAAGGTAAAGGACGCTGAGCACGAGATTCCTGAAGCCTTTCGCAGTGTGGTTAAAGATCCAGAGACAGAAAAAAAGGTCCGCGAGATCTTTGAAAAAGCTTACGGCCTAGACGAAGTGAAGCAGAGTCGCGATAAATATCAGACTCAAATCAAAGAGCTCACAGAGCGTGAGCAAAAACAGTATGCGCCAATTATGCGTCAAGTAATGGAGGCTGAAGCACATTACAAACGAAACGACATTGGTGCGGTTTTCAAGACGCTCGGAATCCCAGAGAACAAGGTTTACGAGTGGGCTCTTCATCAAGCGAAATTGGCAGATTTGCCAGAAGATCAAAAAAGGATATACACTCAGAGCGAAGAGGCACGTCGGCAAGAGTATCAGGCCCAGACGCAAATGGAGCAGATGCGTGAGCAGATGATGACTCTTCAGGTTTCTCAACGAAACCAAGAACTCTCCGCAGCACTGACGAAATCAGACGTTGCGGCTCTCGTACAAGCATTCGACGCCAAGCAAGGCGCAGGTGCATTTCAGGATGAGGCGATTCGTTTAGGCCAGTATTATTACCACACGCAAGGGAAAGACGTCCCTGTCGGTGAGGTTGTTTCGGAGCTGGTAAAGAAATATGGCGCGTTCTTACAGTCCGCACCACAAGCTCCGCAAGCGTTACAAGGCCCTAAGCAAGTCCCAGTCATTCCGAACATTCAGGCGGGAACCGCAAGTCCAGCCCAAAGAAAAGTACAATCAATCGACGATATGCGACGGCTCTATAGAGAGCGAGTCGAGCAATCGAGTGCTGAATAACAAAAAGGAGATAACAGATGGCAGCTACAGCTAGTTACAGCGCGCTCTTGAAGCGTTACACGCCAGAGTCGCTGATCGAAAATGAATTTGCGAAAATGTCCTACATCTACGCGAACTGCGAAAAAGATAAGTCGTGGCGCGGTGGGACTTATGAGGTCCCATTTTTGGAAGCTGGTTTCAGCTCGCTCCAATACGGATCTCTTGCGGCGTCTAACGACGTTGCTGAGATGGACGTGGTCATGGGTACTACAACCATGAAAGAGCTCTGGGGCTCGATCTTGGTTCGTGAGTCGGATCTCTATCGCCACGGTGATATGGAATCTTCGTACCTGAAGATCATGCCAGACAAGATCGAAGAGTTCGTGAAGTTCGCCCAAGAGCAAGTTGGTATCGGCTTCTTGGCTGGTGCTCGCATCGCTCGTGCGACTGCAAACGGAACCGCTGGCGGTGACATCACTGTCGATAAACCATACGCTTTCCGTAAGGGCATGAAGATCGAAGTCATCGACGACGACACTGGTGCGGCTACTGGCTACATCCGTTCGATCAACATCAACACTGGCGTTTTGTCTGTGTTCGATGCTCGAACTGGTGGTGCGGCAGTAAACTTGTCGACGTTCACAACTGCGCAGAACGCTCGCGTTCGCGTTGTTGGTTCAGGCACAGAGCGATTCCAATCGCTTCGTGACGTGACGTTGACTGCGGCTCTTGGTGGATCGGACTCGATCTACGGACTCACTAAGTCATCGTATGCGGTTCTCCAGTCGCTCCAGGCGTCTGGTGCATCGTTCACTGCGGCGACAATCCTCGACGATCTTCTTGGCACTTACTACGACTTCAATGAGAAGCGTGGAAACATGTTCAAGGAGATGTGGGTTTCGATGGGTGTTTTCAAGAACATCTCTCGAGTCCTTGAGTCGAACCGTCGCTATGCGACTATCGAAAAGAAAGCTGGTTACGGCTGGCAGTCTGTCGACATCGTTGGCGCCGAAGGCCAAGCGAAGATCGTTGCTCTTCGTGAAATGCCTAACGACGTCATCTATGTTGGCGACGTAAAGAAAGTCACTTTCGCTGGAGCTGAACCGTTCAAGCGCAAGATGTACGGCAATGAAGAGTTCTTCATGGTTCGTGGTACTGATGGCCCACAGATGATTACAGATATGGCGCTTCGCGGCGACTTCGTCTGTAAGCCATCTCAATGGGGTGTTATCCACTCTTTGCCTGCTTCGGTTGTTGCTTAATAACGTGTGAAGCATGTGCCCTAGCCCCCTCGCGGGGGCTGGGGCTTTTGCTGACGAAGGAGATAAAAATGTCACTAACTGCACAAGCTCGAGCGGAACTAAACAGGTTCTCTTCTATCTTTCGAAAAAACAGCATTGGTAACGTCATCCACAGAGCGCCAAAGGTTGTTGCGGCTGATTATTCATTTGCAACACAAGGCGGAGCGATCTCGACGATCACTCTTGCTTCTGTCATTCAGGACGTCGTTATTCCGGCAAACTCGGTTGTAACTCGCGTATTCGTTGAAGAAGTGACGAACGTCACCTCTGGCGGTTCTGCGACTGTTACGCTGAACGCTGGCGCGACAGCCTTAACTGGCGCGATTGCAATTGCTTCGTTTGCTGGAATTACCGCACCAGCTCTTGCTGGCTCGGTAGCAGGGATTAAAATCACTGCTAACTCGGACCTAACCATCACGATCGCAACTGCGACTCTGACGGCTGGTGCCTTGAGATTCCACGTAGAATTTATTCCAGCTTAATCGAGTCATTGATTCGATCAACGGACCATAACCACTTAGGTGGATGGTCCTAGGGGGGTCAAAACCCCCCTATTTTAAGGGGTGTAAATGAGCGCGAGTCGCAAACAGATTCTTGGTCAAGATCCGAGTGGAAACTTCAAACCTATTCAGGTTGATAACTCGGGCAACGTGATAACCAACGGTGGTGGGGGAATCGCTTCCTCTGTCTCTATCACCGATGGTTCTCAGGATGTTTCGATCACGGATGTTGGCGGAAAAAAAGCTTTAGACGTAAACGTCACCGACATCGTTATAGACCACGCCAACGACTCAGTCCGAATTGGTGATGGGACGAATCTCATCGGCTCGACGGTCGCTTCTGGTGGTCGAGGTTTAAATGTAAACGTCGTGAATCCATCGGCTGCGGCTGATGAGTCTGTGATTATCGATAAAGCTTCAGACACGGTAACTTACTTTGGCTACGCCACGGTGGGCTCTTCTGAGGCTTCTGCGGTCTGGAAAATCAAGCGTGCGAGCGTCTCTGGTGCGGTGACTAAGTTTTTATTCGCCGATGGAGACCAGAATTACGATAATATTTGGAACAATAGGGCTTCGTT